CCGTCCTGGAACGGCTGCACAGCGCCGGTGCTCAACACCTTGAGGTTAGTGAACGCCTGGCCCTTGATCTCGACCGTGTTGAGCCCGGTGAGGTCGTCCCACGAGAGCACCACACCGGTGTGCCAGCCGAGCTCGGTGGCGCCGGTGACCTGCTGCTGCATCCCGGCCACCAGGAGCGCGGCGATATCACTGGATCTCACGTGACTGCACCTCCCAGTACCTTTTCCTTGGTGGTGGCGGACATGGCGCCGCCGGCGTCGAGCGGGATCGTCAAGCTCTCGATCACGTGGGTCTCGGGCGCGGTGCGGTCGGAGTAGGACACGGTGATGGGGTCGAGCGCTTCGAGCGCGACGTTGGGCACCATCGAAAAGTCCACGTTGTAGGGCAGGCCGATCGCGCGGGCGAGCATGGCGTCGGCGGCGTTCTGCGCCTGCTCGGTGGTGGTGATGAACGTGGAGGTGTAGAAGCGGGGCACCTTGCCGAACTGGCCGTGCCAGTAGGTCGGCGAGTTCGGGTTGAGATCGAACGCCACGGCGCGCACGGGCGGGGTTTCGCCGGCCTGCTCGCCGCTGGCCACTACCGCGTTGTAGACGGCGTCCCGGTCGAGCGAGCGGGACACGCGGGCGACGACGCCGCCGCGGCCGTGGTTGACCGCGAACACCGGCTGCGCCGGGTCCGGTGCGGTCTCGACACGCAGGCGCCCGGCGTAGTCCCACCACATGACCTTGCCCAGGGAGTCGCAGATGTCCCGCAGGAAGCCGTACCGGTCGTCCTCCAGCACATGTGAGCCGGGGAAGGCTGTGGTGGCGGCGTCGAAGTCGAACAGGATCACGGCGCCCGGGTAGACCTCGCCGACGAGGTAGTCGAAGATCGCCGCGACCGAGGTCCCGGCGCCGAACTCCTGCGGCGCCAGCGGGCGGGCGTCGATGATGCCGGACATGCGGTCCCGGGCGGCGAGCTGGATCGGCCCGCCGGGTGCCTCGGCCTGGTCGACCGAGTACAGCCGGAAATAGCCCTGCGAGACCCACTCGCGCACGCCGTCGCCGTAGACGATGCCGCGCTCGACGAACACTTCGTTGCCGTAGGGGGTGAGCAGATCGCCCGCGCCCTGTGGCCAGGGGTGGTCGGTGGTCAGGTCGAGGGTGGCGCGGATGTCGGCGGTGGCGTCGAGCTTCACGTCGCCGGACTCGATGGGGATCTCGTGCACGGGTGAGCCGTCCGGGTTGAGCGGGCCGGGGTTCACGCCGACGAGCCCGGGCGGCACGATCCGGGCGCGGGCGCACATGGCGTGCGAGCCGCGCACGGTGGCGAGAAACCGGTCGGTGACGGGCCTCATCGGCGCACCCACCCGAACCAGTGCCGCCACCAGCTGTGCCGCGTCAATCCTCGGCAGGCCCTGCGCGGGCAGCAGTTGAAGTCATTCATGGCACGATCACGTCCGCGGGGTCGGCGATGCGGTCGAGCACGTCCGACCACGTCGCCTCGGCGGCGACCAGGTCGGCCCAGGTGGCGAACCCGGCGACGATGTCGGCCCACAACACGGTGTCGCCGACGATCGTGCCGGGCGGGGCGGCGACCTCGGTCAGCGGCAGGTCGAAGAACCGGCGCAGGGTGCGCGCGGAGTGCCGCTCGATGGTGATGTCACCGATGACGGCGTACATGCCGGGGAATGGGCACCCGGCCGGGACGTGCACGAGCACCGGCTCGCCGGTGGCGAAGCAGTATTCCAGGTCTTCGGCGACATCGAGGTTCGCGGCGGTGAGGGTGAGGGTGTAGCGGCGGGAGCCGCGCAGGTCGGTCACCGCGACCGGCAGCGAGCGGGACACGACATCGAACACCCCGGCCCGGGCCGGGCGGGTGATCGACGAGAAGTCGGTGACCGTGACCGCCCGGTTGAGGTAGGGCCGCTGCAGGTTCTTGATCCACACCGTGGTCATGGCCGGGGTGATGACGGTCTGCTCGCGGGCGGCGTAGTCGGCGGGCCGGAACGCAGCGGTGACGCCGCGGGAGATCGCCGCGGCCCCGCCGGTGATATCGAAGAACCCGGTCACCACGTCGATGCGGGTGGTCTCGACGATGTAGCACCAGCAGATCCCGGCGTCGTCGCCGGTGACGCTGGACGGCTCGCCGATCTCGGTGACCGGCATACCCACGTTGGTCCACTCGTCTTGCTTCCATCCGCAGATCAGCACGAGGTGGTCATCGCCGGGCACGGTCAGCGCCGGGTAGGTGATGTCCTGCGCGGCGGCGTTGAGCACGGTGTTCGCGGCCGCGGGGACGAGCTCGGCGTTGCGGAACCCGGCGGCTTGGGCGAGGGTGTCCGCGCCCGCCACCCCGCCGGTAAAGGTCACCGTCGGCGCGGTGTCGCCGGCGGTGTAGCGGCGGCCGAGCAGGGCCGCGTTGCCGGCGTCGACGAGCCGGGTCCACCCGGCCGGGGTGTCGACGGTGCCCTCGGTGTTGCGGATCGCCGCCCAGATCAGCAGCACATCCCCGTCGACGAGCCCGGCGGGCAGGCCGGGCGTCACCGGGGCGTTGTTGCCCGCCGCGGCCGTCCCGGCGCCGACGTAGCTGATCGGCGCGGAGTCCACATAGGTCGCCCGGTAGTGGTTGGGCACCCCGGGGGTGAACTCGTAGTCGTCGAGCTGCCCCGTCCCGGCGTTGAGGGCGACGGTGTCGCCGCCGCGCACCGTGGACCAGGTGATCTGGTCGGTGGAGCGCTCCACACGCGCGTAGTCGGCCGACGCGGGTGCGCCGGTGATGGCCAGCCGCACCCGGGACAGGTCGTTGGCGTAGGTGGCGGTCAGGGTCATCGGGCGGCCCCCACTCCTTGCAGCACGGCGCGCCGGGTCTGCCGGTCGCGGCGGTCGAGGTTGACCTGCACCACCTGGCGGATGCCCTCGCCGAGGTCGAGGTGCAGCTCGAGAACCTGCGCCCCGCCGCTGGTGCCGCCCATCGCCTCAGCGGTGGTGCGGGCGTTGGTGACCCGCCCGGTGCGGCCCGGGGTGAACAGCTCGGGGCCCTGCTCGCCGACCAGGTAGGTGCGCCCGGCTTGCGCGGTGCCGCCCTTGGCGAGATACGGGATGGTCGGGATGGCGGGCACGCCGACGACGCCGGTGACGGCGTTGACGCCGCGGATCGCGGTGTTGATGACGCGCAGCACGGCGTTGATCGCCGAGCGGATCCCGGTGGTGATGCCGTCCCACACGCCGCCCACGAAGTCGCCCAGCCCGGAGAAGAAGCCGCGCACCCGGTTGACCGCGGTGTTCCAGGTGTTGCGGAAGAAGTTCACCACCGAGGACACGCCGCTGCGCACCCCGGACCACAGGCCGGAGAAGAACCCGGTGATGCCGCGCCACCGGTTGGTGATGAACGTCCAGGCGGTGTTCCAGGCGTTGCGGAACCAGTTGACCACGGCGCCGACGGCGGCCTGGATCGCGTGCCACACGCCGATGAAGAACTCGCGGAACGCCGCGCTGCGGTTCCAGACCACGACGATCGCGGCGACCAGCGCGGTGATCAGCCCGATCACCAGGCCGATCGGGTTCGCCGTGAGCGCGGCATTGAGCGCCCACTGGGCGACGGTGTAGGCGACCACGGCCGCCCGCCACAGATTCACCGCGGTGGTCACGCCGCGGATCGCGACCGCGACGCCGCCGACGGCGAGGGCGAGCGGGCCGAGCCAGGTCATGTTCTGCTGCAGGAACAGCGCCAGACCCTGCAGCAGCGGCCCGACGAACTGCAGGGCGGGTACCAACAGGGCGGTGATCTGGGTGGTGAACTGCGCGAACGCGGCCAGCAGCGGGGGCAGGACCGGCGCGATCGCGGCCAGCGCGGCACCCAGCACGGTGGACACGTTCTGCGCGACGACGGCGACCGCCTCGGCCAGCGCGCGCAACACCTGCTGGCCCTCGGCGGACTCGACGAACGCGCGCACCTGCTTGGTCAGCGCGCCGAGGGTGCCGCCCAGCCCCAGTCCGGCGTCGTTCAGCGCGGAGAACACCGCGCGCACGATCGCGCTGACATCGCCGATGATCGCGCCGAGCTCGCGGAAGGCCTGGATGCCGTCCTGGATCCACGCCTGCAGGCGCCCGTCGTTGGCGGCCTGCTGCACGAACTGGTTGAACCGCTCGCCCGCAGCGCCGGCACCGGCGGTCAGGCCGGCGAGCGCGGTGGATCCGACCGCGCCGACGCGGACGAACGCCGCACCGACCGGGGCGAGCCACGCGCCGAGGTTGCGCACGATCTGCGCGGTGTTGTCGAGGATGAGCTGCAGCTGCTCGGTGCGGGCACCGGAGTTGAGCATGCTGGTGAACTGCGACGCAGCATTGCCCAGTGCCGAGGCGACCTGCTGAATGCCGCCGGTCAGCCGCGGCAGCACCGCCTGCAGATCGGTCACCGCCGGGCCGAGGCTCCGTTCGAAAGTGGCCGACACCTCGGCCCGCATCGCATCCAGCGTCGGGGTGAGCCGCTCGAACGCGGCGGTGATCCCGTCCGCCCCGAGCTTGACCGCCGCCAGCGCCCCGGCCGCAGCGAACCCGGCCGCGGGCAGCAGCCCGGCCGCGCCGGCCATCGCCCCGATGGCCGCGCCCACCCCGCCGACGATGTTGAGCACCGAGGCCAGCGACGCCAGCACCACCGCGAACCGGGCAAGCGCGCCCACCGACCGGCTCACCCCGGCGGTGAACCCGGCGGTGGACCTGCGCAGCGACTCCGTGCGTTTCTCCAGCCCCGACAGCTGCGCCTGCGCCACCTTCACCGCACGGGTCAGCCCAGCGACCGAGCCGTCGAAGCGGATGCGGACTGTGCGCTCCCCGGCGGCCATCTACGCCACCCCCGCGAACTTGCGGATGATCACGTCAGCGGCCTGCCGCCACTGGCGGCCCATCTCCGGCTCGAACGCGCGGGCCGTGGGGAAGAACCAATAGCCGCTCTGCCCGGAGTGCGGCGGGTACTGGCGCCCGGCCGAGCCGCCGTACCGGGTCGCGGCGTACCAGCCGGAGCGGCGGTTCATGCCGAACTCGGAGGCGAACAGCAGCGCCCACGCCGGTGCCCGGTGACGCCCGAGCTTGCGGGTGCCCCCGGCCTGCACCACGGGCACCCGGTCGCGCTGCGCCCGCACCGTGCGCGCCAGCAACGCGGCCTGTCCGCCCTCGGCTTGTGCGGCGGCCTGGATGCGGGTGGCGAGGGTCTCGGACAGTTCACGCGAGCGCTGCCGCAGCTCGGTGTTGGCGTCCTTCGGCAGCTCCCGAAACGCCGCCAGGGTGGGCCGTAGCCCCTGGATGTAGAGGTTGACCGTCAACCCCTGCTTCGCCACGCCTGCACACCTCCCCGGGATACCGGTCAGCCCGACAGCTGCATTCCTTCTGTCGGGCCTCCGGCCCCGGGCTCACGGCGAGCGGATCGTGTGCTCTTGCCCCGTGAGGCGGCTTTCTCGCGCTCCTCCAAGATCGCGACGGCGGTGATGATGTCCCGTTCGGACTCGTCGGCCCACACGCTGGGCGGGATGCCGGTCTCGACAGCGAGAGCGACCACCGTCCGCGCTAGTGTGCCGACTGGGTAGGGTCCTTCTCCTCCTCGATCTCGAACTCGAGATCGCAGGACTGCTCGAACTCCTGCAGCGTGCCGGTGAACTGCTGCGTACGCTTCGACGCGAAGTGCGCCACCTTGTACAGGTCTCCGGCGTGCAGGTCCTCCATCAACTGCTTGAGCGAGGCACCCTTGGTGACCTTCTCCCAGTTCAGGATGTCCCGCGTGGTGGCGGTCACCTCGAACGGCTCACCACCATCCGGGCGGATCTTGAAGTCGATCACAGCGAGAACACTCCTCTCGTGACACCGGCGAGGGTGCCGGTGTAGTCCACATAGGCCCGTGCCGCGTCCGGCGAGCCGACCCGCTGTCCGAACGTCGACGGGCTCAGCGGTCCGATGTAGCGGGTCTCCCCGTCCGGGACGGTCACGGCCAGCTCCTCCAGGTCCAGACCGTCCACCGTGACCGGCGTCTGCACCGACACGGTGAGCGGGGCGCCGGACGCGTTGTCCACGACCAGGAACACCCTGCCGGTGTCGATCACGTCGCCGTCCATGATCGGCGGGCCCGCGAGCGCCGGAGTGATGCCGTCCTTGACGATCTGCTGCGTCGTCAGCGATTCGCGCGCCATGATCAGGGCTCCTCGTAGTACAGGCCGTCGCCGAGCGTGCCGATGATCTGCAGGGTCACCTCGGACGTTTCCGTGGCCCGTGCGTCACCGCCCACCGGCGGGGGCTTGAGCAGCACCTGCCCGCGCCAGCGCTTGTGCTCACCCGGGATGTTCGGGTGATGGTCGAGCACGAAGTCGGCGACCTCGTTCGCGTGCGACCACAGGTAGTCCGACAACCCGTTCGACCGCCAGTCCGAGAAGAACGTCAGCTCCAGCGTGGGCTCGTCGTCGGTCTCCTCGATGAAGCTGTTGGGCTGCTCCGGATCCGAGCAGAACGTGTACTGCCGGTCGCCGTCCTGCACGCCCGGGTCGAGGTTCCAGGTCTGGATCTGGCACTCGAACGGGTTGCCCGCGATCGTGAAGTTGATCATCTTCAGTCGACGCTGGTGGACCATCAGAGACTCACCTCCACGGTGATTTCGTAGGACGGCAGATCAGTGCCGCCGGAGAGGAACACGCCCGGGTCGGCCGACATGACCGCGGCGTCGGGCAGCAGCGAGTCAATCGCCTCCGCCACACGCGGGGTCAGCTCCAACAGGCGTCCGAGCGCCCGCTTGTCCATCGCGACCATCACGATCACCACGAACGTCGCCGACGTCGGGGCGCTCGACATCGCTTGCCACTGCAGCCGCGGCGGCCCCACGAAAACGCCCGGCGGCCGCACAGTGGCCGAGGGGTCCTCGTACACCCGCACCCCGTCGACGGTGCGCGCAGCGGCGCGCAGCTCCTCGGCGCGCTCGGCGACGAGCTCAGCGGTGCTCATCCGACCACCGGCCTCGCGTGACGGCCGAGGCGCAGCAGCCGGTCGATGTCCGGGTCGAACGACAGCACCCGCGCCTGCCCCTGGTCGACCATTGTCACCAGTCCATCCGGCGAGCGGCGCCGGGTGTCCCACCGGCGGGCGAGCATCAGCGTGCCGAGCTTGAGGTCAGCGTCGGGTGCGGGCAGGTCGCACAGCGGGTCGCGGTCGAAGTTGAACTGTCCTTTGCGGACTCGCTCGACGAACGCGACCGCCGCGTCGAGCACCCGCTGCAGCCGCTCATCGTCGGCGGGGTCCTCGGGCCGCTCGTCGCCGACGTCCTCGCCGTCGGCCAGCTCGTTCTTCAGCTCGTCGAGCGTGACCCACGGATCGGTGTCCAGCACGCTGCTCACCGCCTCCGCTGCAGCTGGTGCTCGGGCACCCACCCGTCAGCGGTGGGCACCATCCACACCGGGCGCCGCGCGCCCGCGGGACGGTCCGGCGTCGGCTGCGCGGCCGGCGCCTGCTCGACGTCCTCGGCTTGCTCGACGTCCTCGACGGCGGGCTCGTCGACGGGCTGGCCGGGCTCGTCGGCCGAGGCCTGCTCGGCCGGGGCCGCGTCCGAGTCAGTCTCGGCCTGTTCCTCGGGTGCCCCCTCGACACCCTCGGCGGCGAGCAGATCGATGATCTCTTCGCGCGACAGCGACGCCCACGACTCGGCCGGCGAGTCGGTCACGGCGGCCGCGTACTCGCGCCACGCCGCTACCCCCGAGCCCGGGCCGCTCGTCGGCGGCCGCTGGGGGATCTCCTGCTCGCTCACGATCAGACCCCGCTCGTGGTGTCGTAGGAGATGCGCCGCACGCCGTCGACGCGCGTGCAGGCCAGCGCCTTGTAGCCCCACACGCCGATGTCGACGAACGCCACCCGATACTCGAAGTCGAGCCGCTGCGGAGCGGACGCCCAGCCGTGCACGTCCTCCCGGTCGTACAGGTAGCTGTTGGACGCTGCGCCGTCGGTGAACGGGAGCGCCCACGAGGGCACGCCCGCGAGACCAGCGATCGCCAGCGCGGCGAACAGCGGGGAGGCGGTGCCGTCGGCGTTCTGCGCGCCGAGGATCGGGAACAGTGGCCGCCCGTTGCCGTCCTTCGCGTCCGCGAGCGCGGTGTAGAGGCCCTGCTCGAGCTTGAAGTCGCGGAACCGGAAGCCGCCGCGGACGAACTGCAGTGCGGCGAGCGCCTGCTTGACCTCGGAGGCGAGTGCGCTGTCGACCGCGCCCGCGGTGAGCGTGATGGTGGTCGGCGCGAGCGACTCCAGCAACGCGGCGGCGGCCTCCTCCAGAGCCTCGTAGTACTTGCGGACGATCTGCCGCCACAGGATGACCGACAGCTGCGGGTTACCGCCCTGGTCCCAGGTCTCGCGCGTGACCTCCACCTTGCCCGACACGGCGGACGGGGTGATGGTCTGCGAGGTGGTCGCGAAGTTGCCGGTGGTGGGCTCGACGCCCTCCGTGTGGTTGTTGACCAGGTTCGACGAGCTGGCGAACTTCGGCAGCACGAACGGGGTGTTGTCACCGATCGCGCCCTTGTTGATCGAGTCCCACAGCGGCGTGGGGTACTGCAGCTCGTCGACGTAGAGGTCGGGCCGCTGCCGTGCCGGGTTCAGGCTCGACACGTCCCCGGTGGAGACGAACCGCGCGCCCGGCTCGAAGCACTCCTTGATCCAGTCGATCACCCGGCGCTCGGCGTCGTGGTCCTTTTTGGACATGGCGATGATGTCGCTGGAGAAGTCGAACTTGCCGCCGATGCCGTCGAACCGGTACAGCGGCTCCTCGTTCACCTGGAACTGCGCCTTGCGCTTGGTCGGGTCGACGTGGTCGGGCCCTTCTCCGCCGCCGTTCTGCTGCAGCTCGACGAGCTGCTTGACCGCGTCGGTGAACGCGCCGGTCTGGCTGGTGAACGCCTCCACAGCCGCGGTGAACGCGGCGGCGGTCTCGGCGTCCGGCCCGGCGGCCGGAGTGTCCTTGGTGCCCTGCGGCGCGTCGGGCTTGCCTGCCATCGTGTTGTCCTTCCGTGATGCCTTGACGCCCGACACCCGGGCGTCGTCGAATGCGGGGAATCCGGTGATCGCGACGCCGGCCAGCCGCGCGTCGGAGACCAGCCGCACCATGTCGTCGTCGGGGTCACGCGCCCAGCTGGACCCGTCCTCGGCGAACTCGGCCTCGATCGAGAACCCGTCGAGCACCTTGTCTTCGGCCTTCATCAGCACCGCGTCGCCGTCGGCGCCGCGAGCGATCTTGAACGTGCCCTCCAGGCCCTTGTCCGTGGATTCGAGCTTGGTGGCGTAGCCGATGGCCTCGGACCGGTTGTGGTCCCGGTTGAGCTTCACCCGCGACACGTCCGACCAGGTGAGGCTGTCCTTGTTGAACCGGTACTTCGACCATCCGCTGCGGGCCACCTTGTTCCACGGCACCAGCAGCCCCGACACCGTGCGCTTCTCGGCGTCGACCCGGAAGTTCGCATCGGCTTCCGGGATCTCGAACGCGATCCGTTCGGTGCCCGCGCTGTCGTCGCTGAACGTGGCGATGTCGAACGT